CGGCTCCGGAATCGCGGCCTGACTGAATGAGCCGCTTCCGATCGCGGTCGCGCCTGGATTCTCAAACAGGTTCGCGAAGGAATTCGCGCCGTCAAAGGTCGTCGCGGTGAACGTGAAGTTGATCGATCCTCCCGGCGCGCCGGGAGCGAACTGGTGAAAATCATAGCTCGGCTCATTGTTCGCAATCACTGACGTGATATTGCCCGACGCATTGAAGAAGTTTGGCAGCCCAATCGGCGTCTGTCCTGTCATCAGGTTGAATGCCAGTATGGCCTCTTCACCTGGATTCGCACCAATCACCTCGGTGTAGTTGGGCGGGATCAAGGACAGCGTGTAGACGCCCGGTGTGCCCGTTGTAGTCACCTGCATCATCACAGGGCCTTCGACCGCCGCCGGATCGAGCGGGATTGTCGCGCCATTCACGTTGTTGAGGAATGACTGGGTGTTCGGCTGGCGCGTGATCTCGATCGACGCCGTCAGGCCATTGACGCCCAGGTTCGTCATCTCAAATCCCCCGATCGTGCCGGAGGCGGTATTGACCACGATGCCGCCCTGGGCCGACTGGAGCGACAGCACCGGCAGGAGTACGGCGGCGGAAAAAAAGAGCCTTCGCAACATCGCTTTGAGCCTTTCAAAAAAAGACATCGAAATCGGTGGGTCGTCCTCGCGGGCATATGGCGATTCACCGCCGCAACATGGATCAATCGGAACTGGAGCTGCTGTATTCTGAGGTGCCGGCGAGGTATAGCCTCTTGGCTCCAAGCCTAATTCCTGAGCTGCCAGGTGTGGCAGCGTGTCAACCCAGGCCGAGGAATATAACGGGTGCCCCGGAGTGACGTAGTCGCACAAATGCCGGGCGCGTGTACCGTGGCATATGGCAAGCTTGACTGGACAATGTGAGCAGCGCTCAGCCTGTGAGCGTAATGGTTCCGCCACCGCAATGATAGGTCGCTGAAAAAGGGCTGCACGAATGAGATGTTATATTAGTAGCATTGCAACCCAGCAATGTACCTGCTCCCACACAGCCGCCTGCCGATGAAGCATAAGTACTGAACTGGATCGCATAAGACCCATATAATGGATCACTGCATGAAAAGAGGACACCAGCTAATCCGTTGGTACATGTACCAGTTATCGGTATGCACCCACTGCGCCAGAATCCCGGTGAAGGGTTATATGCTAATGCGCCGGAGGAATTGATTGTGCCAATCTGACCCGGACCGCACGTGATACTAACTCCCGTGCATGCAATAGTCAGAGTACCGGCTGGTATCGGACAAGGGCCTCCCGCGCAAGGCACTGTCGGATTGCAGCATGCACAGCCGCCAATATCGCCATTGGTGTAGGCCATTAGCAGCTTTGCGGGCCGGCCACGAAATCACCCGCACCGTCAGGAAAGACTTCCAAGATTTTGCCACTAGCCGGCGCCGCGGGAAACCAGTTATAGACCGTCTGCGTTCCAATGGTGGCCAGCGTCGAGCCAGAGGCACGATAGACGGTGGTCGATATACTTCCCGGCGTGAGTGAAGGCCAGGTGCCCGTTGCACCCGCCAGGCCGCTTGGATTGCAGAATAATACAGCGCCACTCGAGGCACCCTGCTGCAGTAACCACCAATAATTGCTCCACCATGTCACCCATACTGACGTTCCAACCTGGACCGTGATAGGATCCCTTGACCAATTAAGGACATTTACGGAAGCAAAGTCGTCCGTGCATGCGCTGGCAGTCGTCAAGCCCGAATCCACGTCGTACGAGTAGAACGCCACGGCACCGCGACCGGGCGTGTAGGTCGAACTTGAGAAGACACAGGGCGTGATTGCCATCGTCACCACGGCGGGTGCGCAGCCTGGATTGAGTGGCGGTGCATTCACACCGGCAATTGCCCGATCGTTGCCCAGGCCGCGATCGAGCGAGATTGGGATTGACTCGGCAACCCGGCGGGATTGCCGCACGAGCTGCGAGAACATCCGCGCTGAGATCTGGACCTGGCGGTCGCCGAGTGTCTGACCAGGCTTCCAGCTCGAGGCCATCAGCCGGAACCCGTGTTGGAGCCGGTGCGCTGGCCGGTCAAGGCGAGTTCATCGAACTGGAACACAGAGAATGGAAGGCTGGGATACATTGTGAACTGTATGAAATAAGGCGGGTCCGTCGGCTTTGCGAGGTTACCGGCCTTCGTCAAAAGCATCGGCTTTGTGATCGGGAGTCCATTCAGGATGATCGGCACGGGCTGATTCGTTGTCTGCGAGATTTTTCGCATGCCCATATTAAGGACTTGCGGCTGATATCCCAGGGGTGGATTAAACTCGAACTCGTAGGTGACTGCCCAGTACCAACCGGCGTCCTGATGAAATGCGCTCTTGCCGCTGATCTGAATGACGCGTGCCATGGCGGGATCGAAACCGGCGAAACTGTCGGCGTTGACCGCATTTCGGTACTGATAAACGAGCGGGATGTTGTAGGTCGGCTCATTGCGCACCACGGTCAGAAGCGGCCGCGGATCATCGATCACGAGCGGCGGATCAAACGGATCGTTCGCCGTATTGAGTACAGCGTTGCCGTTGTTGTCATACTCCGCGACGATCTCCTGATTACGAAACGACCATGACACATCGATGGGCATCGCGAGCGGATTTTGATAGGCCCCGCCGCCAGCGATATTCGCCGAGAACCACGAATATTCGACCGTGACAATCCATCCAAGTTGATCGCCTTCTTCGTTCGTCGCGGTAATCTGTGTTGCATACGCATCAAGGTCCCATTCGACGGAGTTAGAGCTCGGTATGTACTGATCGCCTATGCTGATCCCAACCGCGACAATCGCCGTGCGCGGCCCGTCTGTGACCGCATTAGTGAGCACCCTGAACGTGCGGTTCCACTTGCGGCCTTGATCCGCGGTCCATTGACCACCGCGACCCTCAAATAGCTCATCGACTTTGAGAACTGCCATTAGAAGGCATGCAAGTTCGTCGCCATGTTTGCGCCCGCTCTCAGGCCGCCTTCAGCGACGCGAGTCAGTAGAGCGACTTGCTCTCTAGCCGCATTGGCGATTTCCTTTGTGTTATCGCGGATTGCCTTCTGATCGGTTTGACTTGCGGAGACTCCACGCGAAGTGAGGATCGCCGAATAAGCTTCTCTGGAACCGAGCGTGAAAGCGCCCGCGAACATGTGTTCGGGTCTGGTCGCGGCGACCTTTGGTTCAAGTGGCGAAAGCGCTCCGGGTGCGCGGAATTTCGCACTCGCGGCCGCCGCGACTTGGGCGCTGGCGGTCGATTTTTCCTCGATCCCCTTGAACGTCTGGCCGATGCTTTCCCAGATCTCTTGACCCTGCGCATACATCGAAGCGGCCATGTCCTTGTATTTTTGGGCGCTCTTCGCCCATTCCTCAGAGAACTGGCCGGGGAATTCGAGCAACACGCCGAAGGCGTGAACGCCGGCGGCCGCCATCGAGACGAAGATCGACTTGACCGCGGTGCCGATGTCGATCACGGCGCCGATCGGCGTGATGATGTAATCGTGGATCGCGTCCTTGATCGAGGCGAAACCGTTCGACGTCTTGATCCAATCGGTGAAGCTGTCGGCCAGGGCCGCGACGTAGGGGGCGACCTCGATTGCGATCGTTCGGCCGAGACCCTCGGCGGCCGTCCAGATCTGCGTCCAGGCGTGTTCCGCTTCGTGGATCTTTTCGGCGTCGACGTTGTTCGTGGCGATGCCGAGTTTCTCGGCTTGCTCGCCGAGCTCTCGCAACCCACCGGGGCCTTCTTTCGCGAGGTTCAAGATCTGTTGACCGGACTTGCCGAATAAGTCCATCGCGACCGCGGCACGTTCGGCCGGGTTCTGGATCTGCGAGAGGACGCCGACCAGTTTCTCGAAGGATTTCTCGGGGCCGAGCTCGGCGAGCTGCCGCGCATTCAGACTGAATCGCTTGATCGCATCGGCGGCCGGGCCTTTGCCTTCTACGGCGAGCTCGCCCAGGCGCTTGTTCATTTGCTCGATGCTGACGGCCAGGCCGTCCTGATCGAGGCCGGCGACCTTGGCGGCGTACGAAAGTTTGTTGAACGCTTCGCTACTGACGCCGACACGGTCGCCCAGGATGCGCGCCTGATTGATCGCTTCTCCCGAGCCCTTGATCCACTCGTAAATGCCTCTGACGCCCTCGATCCCCAGGTAGGCGCCGGCGAGCTCGGTGCCCATAGCCAACATCTCATGCTTGAATTCCTGGACCACGCTCGAGGCGTGTTTCATTGCGTGATCGAACTGACTCGTATCAGTCGCGACACCAATTTTAATCCAGCCGATTGTTGCCATTTTCGAGTCGAGCGTTATGGATTGCGGCGAAGTGACTCAGGACCTGATAGGCTTCCTCGGCCGGAAGTATTCGGCTCTCTTTCCGGCGCGGCATGTGGTCGTAGATCGAGGTCTTTTTGCCAGCAAATGCCGCCACCATCGTCTGACAGATTCTGGCACCAATCCAGTAAAGATCGGGTAGGACGTCGACCTGATCGTAGGCCAGCCAGAGTGATAATTCCTCACTGTCGAGCTCGCGCAAGAGCCGCCGGCGAGTCATTCCGAGTGCGAGCGCGAGTTTAAGCTCAAATCGGACAAGTGGATTGCGTCGGAGTTTTTTTTTAGCTCAGCGATGTCTTCGGTAGTCAAGCGATTGATGCGCAAAGCGACCGCGAAAATCCGATCGAGTGCGGGGCCGCTTTTCTTTGCGAGTAATGGCATGTCGGCTTCACTAAATAACAGTTCACCCTGCTCATCACACAAGGTCGCGACGCTCAGACGGGCGCGGACATCGGTCCATTTCTGAGTGATCTGAATCTCTTCCCACCGGTCCCGCTCGCTGCCTTCCATCACGCGCACGAAACATGTGAGTCCCCACTCGGGGATTTCAATCGGGACAATCTTGCGATCGTCCACCGTGAGGATCTGATCGCGGAGGCTCACGTGAAGGTGATCGCTCCGGACACCTTGAGGCTCAAATCAGCCTCGAGGTTGTCATCCTCGTTCATCCCCTTTGGCTTGAACTTGGTCACGAAGGCCGAGAAGCCCCAGTTATGCGCAACCACGGTATTAAAGTTGAGCGTCCAGGCCACGGCGACTTGCGGCCAGGTCATGACCGCCGTCTGTAGGAATTGATGACTCGTCGTATCGGCTGGATCGTACTGCACGCTGAAATTCAGCTCGCCGGCATCAGGAAGTTGCGCGCGGTATGTCTTGGCTGTAGAGGTCAGATTGGTGGTTTCCTTGGCACCGATCTCGACACTCGGGCCATCGATCTCCAGGAGCTGAAAGATCGCGGTCAAAGTCGAAGAGATCGTCGCTTTCAGGACAGTACCTTGACCTACATTGACCGCCATTTATTGATTCTCCTCATACGTTTGTCTGCGTGGCCGAGGTTGGGAACGGCACGCGATGCTTGACGCGGTATGTTTCGACCACATGGTAGATCCAAAGATCGCTAGCGTCAGGCGGTTCAGTCGTGTCGTCGCTCTCGTCCTCGTAAAAGTTCGTGAGGATCGCGACACCGCTCTGCATGCCGCGAAAGCCGTCGAAGTTATTCCTGATCACCTCGGCGATCGCGATCGACTTTGATTCGCTCAGGGAGATTGCATCGATCTCGACGGTTGCGGTCGAGGTGCCGTCAGCGCCCGCGAGGTTGCGGCCCCAGCTCCGGCTGCCGACCTGGACAGTGACGCACGGATAGGTTGAGAGCTGCGAAGGATCCTCGAAATAGATCCGAGGCCCGACGAGTGCCGTGAGCGCGCCCAGGTTATTGAGCCAGGCCATGACGGCTTCACGCAGGGTCAAGATTCGAATCACACATTTGTCTGCGATATCGAAGTGGGGAATGGCACCCGGTGCTTGACGCGGTATTTTTCGACCACATGGTAGATCCAGAGATCGCTCGCGTCAGGCGGTTCAGTCGTGTCGTCGCTCTCGTCCTCGTAATAATTCGTGAGGATGGCGACACCGCTCTGCATGCCGCGAAAACAGTCGAAGTTGTTTCGAATCACCTCGGCGATCGCGATCGACTTTGATTCGCTCAGGGAGATTGCATCGATCTCCACGGTTGCGGTCGAGGTGCCGTCAGCGCCCGCGAGGTTGTGGCCCCAGCTCCGGCTGCTGACCTGGACAGTGACGCACGGGTAGGTTGAGAGCTGCGAAGGATCCTCGAAATAGATCCGAGGCCCGACGAGCGCAGTGAGCTCGCTCAGGTTATTGAGCCAGGCCACGACGGCTTCGCGCAGGGTCAACTGACCAGCATCGCCCGGAGTCGGCTCCAGAAGACCGGCATAGGCGACGTTGGCTGTGCGCCATGCTCGCGGCGCGGCGACGGGATAGACCTCGGTAATCGGCGGCGGCGGTCCGGCTGCGAGGTCCGGCGGCCTCGGGCTCAGCAGGCCGGCATAGGCGACCACGGCGGCCCGTCGCGCTCGAGGTGCCGCGACCGGATAGACCTCGGTGACGGGCGGCGGGATGACTATGCCAAGGTCCAGCGGCGTGCGGGTTAGCAGCCCG